ATTATTAAATTAGCTTGGAGATTAACCCCAGAAAGAGACAATGAGAAGTTTGTTAAAGGAAAAAACATTACTTGGCAACAACACGACATATTATTAGCAGTAGAAAGCGCAATTAAAGGAGGAAAGAATAGAATCTCAGTTAGGTCAGGACACGGTATAGGAAAGAGTACAGTTCTTAGTTGGATTATATTATGGTATTTATTTTGTTATAAGGATGCACAGATACCTTGCACAGCTCCAACAAGCGACCAAATGCACGATGTGTTATGGAAAGAAGTATCAAAATGGTTACAGAAAATGCCCCCAGTAATGAAAGATAAATACGAATGGTCTAGTAATTACATAAGAATAGTAGAATCACCCGAAACATGGTTTGCTAGAGCTAAAACAGCAAGGAAAGAAAATCCAGAAGCATTAGCAGGAGTTCACGGAGAACATGTTTTATTTTTAATAGATGAAGCGTCAGGAGTTCCAGAAGAGATTTTCAACACAGCAGAAGGAGCGCTAACAGATAAGAGTTCTATTGTAGTAATGATTTCAAACGCCACAAGACTGATAGGATACTTTTATGATAGCCACCACAAGGATAAGGAGCATTGGAATACACTAGCGTTTAACTCAGAAGAAAGCCCAATAGTTGACCAAGAATTTACAGATAGAATCATCTCAAAGCACGGTAAAGATAGTGATGAGTATGCAATCCGGGTGAAAGGACAATTCCCCAAAGAGGAAATGATGGACGAACAAGGCTATGTGCCTTTATATACAGAGAATGACTTAAATATAACAGACGATGATGGATTCATAGGAGACGTTAAGATGGGCATTGACCCAGCTGGTGAAGGTAACGACAAGACTATCTGGATAGGAAGAGATAACTTCAAAGCAAGAGTCTTAGCAACTGAAAGAATATCAGACTCAAAGAGTATCGCACAAAAGACTTTAACATTGATGAGTTACTTTAATATCCAAGCCGAGAACATAACAGTAGATAACTTTGGTACAGGAGCTAACGTAGCGCAAGAAATGGGCCTGAGTGGTGTGAGAGTAAACGCAGTGAATGTAGGAGACCAACCTAACATAGACAAGGAGCTATACGTCAATTTAAGAGCTTACGCATATTGGAAACAAAGAGAATGGATTAAGCAAGGCGGTCAGTTAGTCAGACACACAGGCTGGGAAGAAGCAACAAGTATCAGACACCGAAAGGAACTGAATGGAAAGATGAAGATTATGGGTAAGGTTGAAATGAAAAAGAAAGGTTATCATTCACCCGACCACATGGACGCTTTAATGCTTACCTTCGTTGAGCCAGAGTTTATTACATATAATTTACCAACTAATTACTAAAATTATGACAGCAAAAACACAAGATGAATTAGAGAAGGCAGGACAGCAAGTCACGCTATCTCAAGAAGATGTAGAGGTCACTCTAGTAACTGCACTAGCAGGAGAAGACCTAGTTAATGACGTAATGAAGACTGAGCAAAGATTCTCTTATGCTTATTGTGTAGCAGATACACAAGTAAAAGCAGGAGCAGGATTCTTACACGCTATTACTATCAGTCCAACAGACGCAGCAGCTACAGCTGGTTCAATCATTCTGTATGATTCACTAACAGAAGCAGACCCAAAGATATTTAATTTCTATGTACCAGCAGCAGCTATGGTTCCTGTGACGGTTATCCTAGATGTGGCTTTTGCTACTGGTCTATATGTAGGATTCACAACCACAGCCGATGTTTCAGCTACTATAAGCTATAGATAATGAAAAGAAACCCAACACAATTTGGACTTATAAATGACATTCATTGGTCGCAGGCAGGGACAGACTATGCCAATGTATTGCCAGATATTATAGAATCGTTAAATGGCCACAACCTACCCTTTGTGATTGTGAACGGTGACAGTTTCCACGAGGATGCGTCAGACGTTACAGCGTTCCTAGCGGAGATGAATAAGCTTAATTGTCCTTGGCACTGGGTATGGGGTAATCACGATGCAGTAGTCAGGGTAGATTTAGAGACAGCTCTAACAGCAGCTGGAGTAGAACACACACTACCAAGGATGATAACACTATCAGGTCATAATATATTTTTAATAGATTCATCAGAGACATCCGCAGATATGTCAGCAGCGATAACATACCTACAGACAGAACTAGCAGCACATACAGAGCCAGCAATAATAGTCACTCATTATTCTCTGATAGGAACTCAAGCACACATAATGGAAGATAAAGAAGACTTTATGGCAGCGTTAAAACCTTTCCAGAATGTTAAAGCAATAATTTGCGCTCACGACCACATAACAAGTTCCGAGTTAATGGAGAAAGGGATTCTCGTTATACAAGGTAAAAGCGCAGGTGGAAGTTCTAGCGTTGGTAAAGGATATAAAATAATTAAATTATACTAATATGATTAGAGGAATAACCATAGATAGAACTGTGCCTGCTGGCAGAAGAATACCAGTAACGTCGCAAAATAACAGCGTCTTATTTAACATATCAAATGCGTACGCTACTAAAAACACTAATGCGTATAATTTAGAGTTCATAACTTTCTCAGCTTGGTATTACTGGTATGGTGGGACAGCGGTTCAACAACTGTTTAAATATGGTAACGGAGGTTATGAGGCAAAGGTGGATAGAAATGGTCTTGTTACGTTCAATAACTATAATAGTGTTTGGGCTGGAACAAACTCAATCTCTTCAATAATGGATTTAAACAAATGGACACATATTGTATTCACTTGTAATTCAACAGAGCAGAAGATTTATAAGAATGGTGTACTGATAAATACAGGAACAACGAATAAAGCTGTATTTGCTAGTACAGTATTCGCTGCAATGTCTTATTCTGTTGGAGCATTCAGAGGAAACATAGCTAAGATGAGAGTATGGAGCAGAGTATTAGGAGATGCAGAAGTGGCTAGGGTTTATAATGATACGGTAGATAGGACAGGACTAGTCGGAGAGTGGCTAATGGCAGAAGGAACAGGGACTACACTAACAGATACATCAGGTAGCGGTAACAATCTTACACTAACTAATGGTCCACTTTGGGCATTAAATTCAATATGAACAAACAACTAATAGAAAGGATAGCAATCAACACCTACACCCAGCACAAGAGTGCGTTCCAAACAGTCACCGAGAAGTGGCTCAATTTGGTATCAAGATATGACAACGAACTACGAAAACAATCAATCTCTTCACAAACGACCTCTAAAATTGCCCTAGGAGGTGCTTTTGCTTTAGTAGAGAATGCTATACCACGTCTTTTATCTCGACAACCTAAGTACCGTTACCTAGCTAGAGGGCGAGAAGACGCTAACGCTGCTGAGGTATATGATGAGTTTAGTGACTACCAATGGACAGAAGCAGATTGCCAATCAAAGATTAAAAAGGTGGCTAGGTGGGGTCTTACTTGCGGACTAGCAGGGTGGAGAATGGGCTGGAAGATAGAAACAAACAAATACAAGAAACGAACTAAAGAGATAATGGGTATCGAAGTCCAGAACCCACTATTGCAACAGTATGCTAAGACCGTCGTTAAAGACGCAGAAGATGTTATATCTAATTATACCTATGAAGCGGTCAAACCTTCTGACCTTATTTGGTCAGTTGAATCAGAAGAGGTAGCAGACTGTAGAGTTATCGGGTTTAAGACAAGAGCATCAATCAAACTATTAAAGGCACAAGGATTTGACGTTAAACAGCTCACCTATTCAATCAGAAACACAGACGAGTTCAAGGAGCGAATGAATCAAAAGGAAGGCATATCAACTCAACAAGAGAACCGAGAAGCAGAAGAAACAGACGTGGAAGTAGCAACGCTGTATATTCGTGTACTAAACGACACAGGATATTATGAGTATTATGTGTGTACTCTAGGTACTTATGACGGAAATCCTTCAGTGTTAAAGACAGAAGAGAATACTTTAGATAGAAAGTTCGCACCAATGGGAATCTTCAGACCAGTCGATAGGTTAGGAAAGTTCTATGGGGTGGGTATCATTGAACCAGTTACAGGTATCTTAGATGGAGAAGAGGACTTATTCAATATGGCGCTTGAAGCTCTTTACACAGACATCTCAAGACCAATGGAATATGTACCTGCTAATCTAATGAAGCCTGATTCAATTGGCTATGGCCCAAGGAAGCTAATCCCTGTTAAAGTCTTAGGTCAAACAGTGGCAGTGATGACTACACCTTCACCTAATATGAACGGTGTGCAGTATATGAACGACTACCTTACTAGGACTAAACAAAACGTATCAGCTATTACAGACTTCCAAACAGGAGCAGACCAATTAAAAGGTTCTAAAACATTAGGAGAGATTCAAATCAAAACCCAAGAATCAAACGCTCGTATTTCAATGATAATGGATAACTTCGAGAAGCAAGTCCTAGAGCCAATGGGTAAGTACGCCCTATGGATGAATCATCAGTTCCTAGCTGAGAACCCAAAGACTATCTTTAGAGTAGTTGGAAAGAAAGGCAAGTTAATGGAAAAGAACATTAAGTTCAAAGACATAGAAGCTATTAAAGACGTTATCGTAGTAGCAGGCTCAACAATGCTGGCCTCTCAACAAGCTGAACTCCAGAAGTGGACGCTCTTATTGAATCAAGTTTATATGGAAGAGAAGTCACCTAACCCAACACCAATCAACAAGGAAGCTATCTGGGAGCGACTACTAGAAGATGGTGTGCTTATTAGAGACACAGAAAACTTCCTACCTTCACTTAAGGAACGTGAAGAAGGCAGTGTCCAGAACCAAATGGCTGATATGGCACACGCTAAAGAAGAGAACGCTAACCCTCTAATCGCTAGAGTTCTCCCGACTGATACGCCTAAGATTCATATCCCTCTCCATCAAGCTGAGATTAAAGTTAGAGAGCAAGAACTATCAGCGATGCAAGGTCAACAGCAACCTCAAGAACAGATGGGCCAAGAGCAAATGGGTCAAGATATGCAAGGACTAGATGAAAGAAAGGTGCAAGAACTACAAATGTTGGTGCAACATCTCAACGACCACACAGCAATAGTAGGTGGGCCAGTCCCCCCACACGCAGGAGGGTTAGAAGTAGGACAAGGAACTAACGAACAACCACAATGAAACAACAAATTGAAGACCTAATTGAAGAGCAATCAGACTTAGAGCCATTGATTATTCAGTTGTGTAACTGTGCTACTGATGAAGATATGCTACACACAGCGCATAAGATTGTCGCTAAACGTCAAGAATATGAATGGTTAAAGACTAAACTAGAGCAATTATTTAAAGAAAACAAATGAGCCTCGAACAAGAACTGGAAAAAGAACTAATGAAGATGAGGCTAAAGAGAGATTTAAGGATAAAAACAATGTACTCCAATGGAGATATGCCAGAACAATTTGAACTGAACGAAAGGGAGTACCTAAAACAAGTTAATTCTA